TCATGAACTGATAGTCGGTGAAGTCGAACGGATCATCCAGGTCCTCACTCTTCTTTGCCCATATGTTCACGTCGAGATAGTCGATGAAGTCTCCCTCTGGCGGGTTGTCCATCTCGATGAATCTCTTTGGAGTCAGGAGAATCGTTTCTTTCGCCTCATGGGTCATAAAGAAATTCTCTATAACCTCATTGAACTTATTCATGTCCATCTGTTTCTGGACAATGCCCTTTCTCTTCATGATGTCGGAAGCTTTGAGCATTTTTGTTCCTCTTCTTGCTGTTGCCATAATTCTTCATTTTATTGGTTAGACATAGAGTCGGTTACCGAATCAGTAACCGACTTTTGGCTAGAATGATCCCCGGCTGGCGCCTTACTTTAATAGTTCGATCTAGAGAGCTTTAGCTCGAAGGATTACCTCCAGTAG